AATTAAGGCACGGGCCTTAACGGGTCCAATACCATGAATACTAGTTATTATTTCAAATGAATCAATATCAGGAACTTTTTCCTTCATACGTGTTGCAGCGGCAAGCCCACCTGTAGAAATAATCTCTTCGAGTTTCTTAATAATTTTGGGACCGACACCCTTGGGTGCCTTGAAATCAGTAATTGTAGTAAGTGGTCCATCCATTGTACGAAGTGTATCAATAGCTTTTTTATAGGCTTGAGCTTTGAAATGGTCGCCAGCGGCTTTTTCACCTAGGTACATTGTTTGAAGTGCTGCAATAGCAGAAAGTTTGTAATCACTCATTTTTAAAAAGGGAAAGGAAAGAAAATTAGAGTAAAATAGGTCTAACTTAATTATAGTAAAATATATTAATTCAATTTTTGTATAAGTATGCTTACATAAGTAATATAGTAATATTATTTCAATTTTTCAAACCCCATACTAAGGATGTCAATCGACGCTAAATATGTAGATATTTTGACAAAAGTTTATCCTAATTTGAAGTCTCGCGAAAATTATATGAGTCGTTTACGTGGCCTTTTAAGCAAACTTCCTGAAACGCAGTTAACAGATATTTTACAACATCCCGATACATACTATCCTAAAATACAAGCTGCTTACGAAAGTTTAACAACTCGCAAAAATGTCTTAACAGCTATTTTGGTCTTATTTCGTGAAGATGATGACTTGAAGACAAATCACGCAGCGGCATATATAAAATGGAAGAAACTTCATGATGACCTTACAAAACATCAGGAAGCAAAAATACGTCGCTCAGAACCTGAACAAAAACAAATAGAAAAATACACAAGTTACGAAGAAATTGAGCAAAAGTATAATGAATTGCGGAAGCGTGGTCCTCATGATAGTGAACGTCATAGTATGGAATTTTTACTCTTAAGTATTCTTGTTCATATGCGACCTAAACGTGCAGATTTAGGCTCAATTAAAATTTTCTATGAAAATGATCCTCGTAAGACAGATATAAATTACGTAGTAATTCGCAAAAAAGGTACAAGTTATTTAGTTATGAACGTGTATAAGACTACAAAATACTATCAGACGGTTGAGGAAGATATGCCTGAAGCCTTAGTCAAAGATATACTAACAAGTGTAAAACGTTGGCCACGCGACTATGTATTTCGCAAAGATGACGGTGAACCTATGAGTAATAATACATATACGGCATTTGTGAAGGCAACATTTGAAAAGTTATTTGGTCGTGCCACAGGTGTAAGTATGTTACGCCATATTTATATTACTGAAAAACTTAACTTTGATGATATGACACTTGAGGAGCAGGATGAGGAGGCCAAACTTATGTTACATACGTCTGGTCTAGCACGCCAATATAAATGGCCAAAAAAAGTTATATGCCCAAAATTATGTGCGGCATATATTGATAAGGATAAACGTCATAAAACGCTTAAGATGAAGAAGGGCCGCCGAACCCGTTTAGAAGGTGTGTAATTGAAGCAGCCAATGCAGGGCGATACATTCCTAGTTCCGTAACTAGTTCACGGTAGGCCGCTTCTAATACACGATAGCGGTGTTCCCAATCAGATACAGGTTGAGAAGTATTTATAGTACGTGTTAGACGTACTGAATGTACACTTTCTACCTCGGCGTCTTCAATGACATTTTCAGGAATGTCTTCACTATCAACATGTTCTACAACATTTGTAGATTCAGTATTATGTTTAGATGCAATTCTTTTTTCTACAATAGCATCTGAATGGGCTTTGAAGGTTTTCCATACAATATCATGAACTTTCTTAATATACTCTTCATCTAAAACAGTTTTGACTTCATCTGTTTTCAATAAATTAATCAAGGCTGTTTTAGGTTTAGCAAATGAGCCACGTGTAATAAGTTTACCAGGTAAGCCCTTGAACCATTCAACTGGTTCATGAATAACAAAGTCTAAGTAGTCTTTGAGTTGAGTGTCTTCGCTAAAGCCAAAGAGTTTGTAAGGTTCAGTAAAATAACGTCCTTGGGCTTTAGCATCCAATAATTCAGTAGCTTGTTTTAGATCCATTGTATAGTTATACTCGGGAAATTAACAATTAAATAGGCCGCACGTAAATTGCGTTAACTGTCGATTGTAATTCAGCAACCTGAGTTTTTAAACTTTTAATTTCTGCTAAACATAGCACAGTCAATTTTGGGTAGTCAACAACTAAGGAACCATCCTGATTTGTTTGAACACAAGCTGGTTCAATGGCTTTTAATGTTGATGCATTTACACCAATATCTCGTTGTCCATTATTACGCCATATAAATTCAACAGCTTCAGGCAAATCATTTGATATATATGGTTTGAAATCACGTTTGAGACCGGGATCTGATGGAGAAAGAAATCCATGAGCAAATACTTTTCCATCAGCATACATGTTACCAAGTGTACTGGTGACTGGTCTTCCAAAACTACTTATGTATATGCTTCCACGTACAATTTCACTTCCATTTACATCTAATTTTGCTAATGGTTCAGTAAGGCCTACACCAAGTCCAGACTTTGTAAATCGAGCCTGTTCATTGTTATTTACTTCAACAGCAAAATAAGGTGTAGCAAATATAACATTTGATGTTAAAAACTGAACACCATTATTGAATAGTGATACATTTGATAAGTTAAGTCCACTAGTAATATTAATATTTGAACCTGAAGAAAATGAATTTATTGAATTGAAACTTCCACTATAATTACTTGTATTAATCATTGAGTTTAATAATGATGTATTTGTATTAACAGAAGCTGTATAACCGGTAGCAGAATTAGCAACATTAGTAATTGGTGGTAACGATATAAGAAAAGGACTAAATCCTGTGGTAAATTGGGACATGACTCCAATAACTTGAACGGGCGAACGAAAAAAATAGGTTATCTAAAACGTGCCTGAGCGTTAGAGATAGTGCCTATGGCAAGTCACATCCATTTTTATAGACCTTATCTTTCTGAGAGCGAAAGCTCATCAGACGATGGAACAACTGACGAAAGTGGTTATACATCTGAGGAATCTCTTATAAATCTTCCCGGTAAAAAACAACCTGTGGAATCGGGTCAACCTGAATCATATCCGTTTGCCGGACCAATACTAGGATTACCAGACTTGATTAAGAATCCAACAGTCAAAGTGAGTGGTAATTTGGGCACAAATATGGAAAAGAGAAACGATAATGACCTATCAAAAAATACAACATTATTTATGGTCAATTCACGTGATAGAGATACACGTGTATATCCTCAACCCACATTTTTTACAGTACGTTTACCACGTATATTTAAGAATATTAAGACTGTAAGCATATCACAAATTAATTTATTAAATAGTTTTTTCAATTTCTCACAGACAAATGGAAATACGTTTATGTATGTATACGAAGAGGGTCGTCAAAATCCAGTTCGTGTACAAATACCTGATGGTACATATAACTCAACTGATCTTGTAAATGCATTAACAAGTGCTTTAAATGCCACTCCTATTTTTGCTTCTATAAATCTTATAACATTTATTAATGAATTTCAAAATACCGGTGATTATACAATTATGTTTACAACACCAGGACCTTATGTATATAATAGTATGACCAACAAATACGATGTAAATCAAACATTAAATAATATTGTTGCTAGATACTTTCAGACAAGTCAGACTCTTGGTCAAACTCATTTTACATATAATGAATGTCTAGTTGCTTTTTATTATCCTATTATGAAAGAACTTATTATAGCACAACAACTTCCTGTTCCATTTGATACGGCTGGACAATCTGTTCCGGCTGGATTTTCTTCTTGGTATGATTATATTGTATTTGGATTTCAGGGGTTAAATGATCCTTACATAACTCAAATTGTTCAGTTGGCCAGCAATCAAACTATTTTTGATAATTATAGAACTCAACATTCATTTGCTAGTTCGCTATTAAACACATATACATGTACTTATAATACGCAACAAGGTCGTCTTGTAATTAATGCTCCAAGTTTAAATACAAGCATTTCAACAGATTTAAATAATCAATATCAAAATATTTTAAATAGTTTAGTTACTTCAAATGGATTTCAAAACATTGCCGATTTTTCGAATCAATATAATAATGTATCCTACTCAAATGCGGCATTAATTGAGTTTTATAATTTTATACAAACTCAATTTAATACTTTTTTTGGCGTATCCTATGATTCTTATGGCACAGCATTTTATGCAAATCCAACAAATAGTCTTACATTATATGATACATATAATCGTTATGGGTGGAATACAACATTGAATCCATTATTACCACAGTATGACAGTAATAGTCCAGTTCCACAAGTATCAACGCTTTGGTCAAATATCACTATTCCAAAAACAACTGTTGATGAAAATACATTTATTTCTACACTTTTCGTACCCCAATTTGAAAGTGGACAACTAGAATTTCAACAGTCAGGAGAAAATACATTTGGATATACAGATATTTCATTTTCACTAGCACCTACAACCTATATACGAACAGCATTTACAACTAAATGTCGTCAAACAATTAATATAATGACGTTGCCAAGATATATAAATGAACGTAGTACTATTACAAATGAATCATATCCATTTGGCTCATCAATAGGACAAACACCATTATTGTTTGACACACATGCATATCCAACTACATATATATTATGTGATGTAAGTGGTAATATCAATTGGAATATGTTTAATGTGGAACAAAATATGTTTTATTCCAAAGAATATATGCGTAATGGAACACAATGGTTACAATATATGACTCCACAAGTATTATCAGGTAATTTTGTACAATCCACAAATCCAAATTATGGCAAATATCCTGCTATAAATGATATTTCTATTAATCCTTATCGAAAATATATATATTTTCAGATGAATGCTGCTAATTATCCAGTAGATCCAAATGCTCATTATAATGTAACATTTTATGTTGATACTCAATCTGAAAATAATTTTACAGTACCAATTATACTTACATGGTATAAAGATCGTGCTGGTCTTATGGCAGATATAAATCAGACATTAATATCAAATACGATTGTAGCAAATCCAGCTCATTATTTCAAAACACAGACATATACAGATATTAGTTCATGTACTATGGAGGTTGATATAAATAATTTTCAGCAAACTTATTTTGCCGTGAGTGTAGCAAATGGATATAGTATTCCTGGTTCAATCGGATTACGTGTTTTTTGTGTGCTGACCGATACATATGGTGTATTTAGACAACAAACACCATTAGACCAACTAGGACTGCCATATGCCTATTTACCACCGTTAGCATTACAATCTTCACCTACAAGTGCACTATATGCTAATCCAACCAAGAGTGTATATGATCCTTCAACTATTGTACTAGGTTATGATATATCAGGTGTAAGTAATAATTTATTAGATTATACTATTCAAGCAGGAAATGGAATTTATTTTGACCCTCTAAGTATTCAAAATTCATATACAGCGTTGATTAATAATACAAGTAATTATACCTATTCTGGATTAGATTATCAATTTAATTTAAATACAAATGGTTCATCACAACCACCACCAACTATGTCAAACTGGTCTTTATTTTTTGGATCAAATTCTTCAAATGTTGTACAACAAAATGAATTATATGATATATATCGTGGTATATATAGCAAGCCTTATTATACATCGTCTATTCATAGTACAATTACATTCCAGCCAGTTGAATATACGTTGGCAAACTGGATGAATCCCAATCTTCCCAGCGTAATAGAACAATTTTTAACTCCAAGCACTGTTTCGTGGGCAAATATATCGCCATCGAATGCATTTGTGCCTTCTATAAACAATCCACCATTGATTTCAGATATGTCTACAAGTGCCACATTTGTGGATACATCAGGTGTAAGTGGACTAGGATTTTTTTTACCACCAGGAAATATTGCGTCTTTACAAAATTTTGTTGTAAAATTCGTGTATACGGGACCAGTTTATGATCCAGCATTACCAAATCCTCCTCAAGCTGGAGCATTAATATCTCGTAATAGTTCAGTAAATCCTCAATTTAACTATAATAGAATTTATAACGGTGCTTTTTATGTAAATCAAACAAGTCCTACAAGCATTGAGAGTGATCCAAGTGGAGCATTATGGGATGATTGGTATAGATATAATCGTAATAATGTAAAACTAGGTATTTATCCTGCTAATCATGTTGATGGTACTCAAGTAGGAAACTTAAGTTTATCAAATGCATTGTGTACATTATCATTGAACAAAGTAACACAGGTAAATAATTATAGAGATATTACTGGAACGGCTTTATCTCGTGAACCTGATTGGGGAACTTGGTATGAATATACAGTCAATCCAGTATCTACATCAATATGGACTATACAACAAACATTATTACCAGGAGTTGATACATATCCATTATATAATCCAGATTCAATACCACCATTAGTGCCTGGTGCTCCATATGCTTCGCCACCTTATAATATTGAATTATTATTTTATTTAACATTTGGTAGCCAACAATTTCCATATAATTATGCTATAAATCCAGAATATGTGCCTATGACTCCTGGTTCAAATATTATGGCACCAGAGGCTCCTATAATCTATGCTAGTTCATGGGCTACATCATCACCCTATAGTCCTTGGTATAAACCAGGTAATCAATCATTAACATTTTATGCTCAATTAAATGGTGATGGTGGTTCTGATTTTACAAATTTATACTATGCTGCGTGGGATGTAAATGATCCAGTGCCTGATTTAAATAATCCATCAACCTGGATACCAACTAATAATGTATCGAATCCTATTACAATAACAAACTATGATGGTATACATCCATTACAAAACACTTCAACATATTTAGTCCTTCTTAAAAGTGAAACAGCTGGCAGTGGATCTGGTTCATTACAAAGTCCATACTGGTCAACATCACCATATGGTAATCCTTATTTTATATATATGACAGCAAATCCTATACCACCAGATACCCCAACAATCATAGGGTACACACCAGGCAATAATTCATTAAATGTGCGATTCAACTTAAGTTCTATAGGCAGTGGTCCTATTACTGATATTTTATATACAACAGATAATGGAATAACCTGGTTAACAACAGGTAGTACAACAAGTCCAATAATAATCAATAAAGAATCAAATGGAATTAATCCGTTAGTCAATTTATCAACATACACTATTTCTTTAGTCGCATTGAATAGTTATTATTCCAGTATAAGCACATACTATCCTATGCCATACAATAGTCAAATTGGTGGTCCAGCAAATATTGGACCTAACCAATCTTTATATATGTCTATGACACCATCTATAGTAACCACATTACCTGATGCTCCTGTTATTAATAATTATATAGCAGTTGTAAATAGTTACGATTCATTACTAAGTTTCAATCTAAATTCAGATGGAGGCAGCCCAATTACTAACATTTACTATTCTATTTATGATTATACATTAAGTACAGATGGTCCATGGATTTCAACAAATCAAACTACAAGTCCAATAACATTTAATAATATACCGTGGGTATCAAATGATAATCAGGTAACAACTATACGAATTGTAGCAACTACAGTAGCATTTCCTAATGAAATTATAAATCCTCCATCGAATTATATACAAATGAATACAAATTATTATAACCCTATAATACATAGTTATAGACCAGGAAATGGGTCCTTATCAATTAATTTTGACTTTGAAACAAGTTATTTGAATCCTACATCAAAAATTTATTATACAACATATGATTATGCTAGTGGTACATCATCTATTTCTAATTTGACAAGTCCGTTATTTATTACTAATACTACTGCTACTATATTACCAAATACAGGAGTAGGTGGTTTCATATCTACAATTGTGCCGGCAGATAAAATACCAACCTATTATGATGGATTTTCTTCTTATCCAGGTTATTTTAAGACACCATCCGAAATCATTAACTACTCATATTTACCACGTTCTTATGGCATAGCACCTGCTGTTGGTAATGCAATAGATTATCCATTAACTATAAGTACAGCACAAGCTGATATTCCAAATGGATATGTAGCTGTACCATTTTATTATGATTCTAACACATCTAATTGGTTACCAGGTAGTTTTTATGGCTTATCATATACTCGTACACCATGTCTACCAAGCACACCATTAACCGGCGATAGTCCTTATTTTGGTCCACCAGGTCCATTTGCGTGGTCTATAAACGGTACTGGTAAGTTTGAATTATACAATGCTGACCAACCAACATATAAACCATATTATTTTAATACAAAAATATCTTTTAATGTACTAGACAAATCTTATAATCCAGCAACAGATCTAAGTTCATTTGGCTATACACAAGGCATTTCTGGCGAATATCAAGATACATGTTTATTTGTATATCAAAATAGTACAGAAACACAAGATTTAACAGATGTAAGTACAGTTTTTGGCACACAAGATCGCTGGGTTTGGGGTCAAGAAAGTAATACAAATTATTCTTATTTTGATGATAATAGTGGATATAATTTTTTATCTTATTTATACAATATTCCTGTAAGTCCATATACTACAGAATATGCTATTCATGTACGTGCTTATGATCCAATTGCCAAATTTAACACAGGTCTAAGATTTATAGGAAAAAATTATACAGATTTTGGTACGGCAACATTATCAGATATAGCAAATGATATAACATCATTAGGATTATATAGTCCTATTACAGATATTTCAGGTTCTTATTATAATTATATGCTTGTTAATAGTAATGATTCATCAGAATATAATGCTATAGTAAGCACAAATAATAGTTACAGAGCGTATTATACACATCGTTATGCGGATACCTTAATTACATTTTCACAGGCATTTTCAACAACTCAATCGTTTGGAACAAAAATTGGATATGCTGGAATACCATTTACAACTGTTAGTTACCAAGATGCATTAACTCAATATATTAATTTTTATAACACTGTAACATCAAATATATCGCAATTTACAAATATATTATCTACTGCTACTGGTCAGTTAAATGTATATATATTGAATACCTACGGAAATATTTTACCACCAAATGCATTACCACCACGATCCCAATTTACTGCTCCAATTCCATTTCAATTCCTATTTAGTACATATACACAACCTCCTTATTCATTATTAAGTGAACAATGGGGATTAGGTTATAATCTTGGATTTTCTAAGATAGACACAACGCCACCGCGTGTTACTATAGTATCTGAAACATTTATTCGTATTGTTCAAGATTATGTATATTTACGTCTTAACCCTGAATTTAATATGAATAAGATGGGTGTAACAAATAAAGAAAATTTATCAGAAACACGCGACCCATCAGCAGAAGATCAAAAGTATTTTTCTAAGATTATTTTGAATGATTTTGCTACATATTGTCGTACAGCTATACAACGTCCAGTTGATTTTATGCCTATTTTAGGTCAACTTAATACAATTAGTTGTCAATTAGTAGATCGCACAGGAAATCAGATTAATAATGTTGATTGCGAATATGATCTTGTATTAGAAATTACAGAATTAGAAAGCAGACCTGTAGATGGTTCAACATTACTGGATACACGGGCTGACTTAAATGTTATTGCTCACACAAAATAGTTAACCTAAACAAATGAGCAGCCTAGATGCATTTTATGCTGGAGGTCCCAAAACATGGAATGAGGCCTTTCCACCAGTATGTCTTACAACACATTGGGATCCTACAGCATTAACAAATCACATTCTTCCTCAGCCTACACAACGCAATTTAGCATTAGATCCACGCCCGAGTTCTAAGATTTGTACAGAATATTATGATATTTCTGCTGGTGATGCACAATCAAAGCAGCAAATTGGTGAAACTCCGTTACCAATACCTACGGCTTTACTTGGTATTAATGCTCCACCACAACCCAAACATTCACCTGCTGATTATGCTAAATTCCCGCCTGGTGGAGCAGCAAGTCTAGCTTTTCCTTATTCAGGCTATAAAACTACTGTAAATGCTGAATCAGATTTACAACGGCTTGATGAACCGCTAACGAAGTGTGCTGAACGTCGTTACATACCACGTGGTGGACTCCCGGCACCAGATACTAGCATGAATACATTACCCAACGCAAAATTAGGAAATAGTACAACACTTTCACCAAATTTAACAGTTGTGAATGTACAGGCTATGTGCCGTAATAATGATGATCAAGCAAATTGGGATCGTTCGGCACGTTTATTTTTTAATCCTACGCGTTATGACCGCACAACTACTGTTCCTAAAAATCTTTACTGGGCAGAAGCTCGTAGCGAACTTCTATGCCCAAAGTAATACTATAAACTATGAATATATATCGCATCTATCCATTCTTATGGAATGATGGGACATGCCAACTTGCTCAGACTGTATATGCAATTGATCGTCAACCATCAAATAACTTAATTCCTACGAGTTGTAGTCGAAGACCAAAAGAAGATCCTGCTTATTACTATGATGTATCAAATACTCAACGATTATTACCTCCACCAAATACACCAGGATGTTGCTATCAACCACCGAATCTAAATGCAGTAACATGGGCTATGATTCCAGCCTGGTTATCTTATGTTCAATCTGTAGGATATACATTAACATCTGATCTTTCAAAATTAAAACCATATAGCGATATTTATATAACTGGTCCATAAAACAATATTTTTATACATATTTATTAAATATGACTAATTTTTGGTTGCGTCATCAGGCAGTACCTAATAATAAAAAGAATAACACTATAAAAAACCAAAAAAATATAAAAAATAATAAACTTATATTAAATTATCCTATAAAACTATTGCCAAAAAACAATAATTCTAAATCTGTATTTAAACCCTTACCATTTCGCGTTACTAAGTATAAAACAAGAAAGAATCGTAAATAAAACAATTATTAAAGATATTATAAATATAAACTTTATAATATCTTTTAAATAAATATAACGTAATTACCTACGCTGCTCCAGCTTATCTATACGTTCTGATAATGACTTAATTAATGTTAGACATACAGGAACTAGTTTATCATAACTAACTGCCTTAAATCCATCTGGTCGTATATATACGCACTCTGGAAATAATTCTTGAATTTCATCTGCCATAACACCAATATCTGATATACCACTTTCGCTATATAGATAACGATACGCATTTGGAATAATTGTAGGAGGTTCAAGAAGTTGTATATCACGTTTCAAACGTTTATCTGATGTTGTTACGAAACAGTTAGCATAGACAATGCCGCTAATATCCATTGTAGCACGAGGTTGTTGTGTAGCTCCTAAATTTACACCTACACGACGATTAACCATATCAAATGTAAAAATAGGTAAATCAACACCCATAATTGTGCTTACATTCATTGTACTAGTATATAAATTTAGTCCGTAACCAGTTGAAAAATAGTATGTGCTAAATGTGCTATACATAGTGCTTCCAACTCCAGATAACGAGCTAACATTAAGAGTTGATAAACTTAATGAATTACCATAACCAGTTCCAAATCCAAACGTACTTATAAATGCTGTGCTAAAATATGCATTATTACCGTAAATACTGCTTATGGATGCTTTGCTAATATCAACATTGTTAGCCATGAGGCTGCTTACTGTTAAGCAGGACAATTCCATCCATCCACCATAGGCAGTGCTAAAGTTTACATTGGAAATGTCTAGTGTATCTCCGCGTATACTTGAAACTGCCAAACTGCTTATGGATGCATAGCTAATATCTACGTTGTCAGCCATAATGCTGCTTACTGTTAAGCATGACAATTCCATCCATCCACCATAGGCAGTGCTAAAGTTTACATTGGAAATGTCTAGTGTATCTCCGCGTATACTTGAAACTGCCAAACTGCTTATGGATGCATTGCTAATATCTACATTGTCGGCCATAATGCTGCTTACTGTTAAGCAGGACAATTCCATCCATCCACCATAGGCAGTGCTAAAGTTTACATTTGAAATGTCTAGCATGTTTCCGCGTATACTTGAAACTGCCAAACTGCTTATAGATGCATTGCTAATATCAACATTGTTAGCCATGAGGCTGCTTACAGTTAGACAGGACAATTCCATCCATCCACCATAGGCAGTGCTAAAGTTTACATTTGAAATGTCTAGCATGTTTCCGCGTATACTTGAAACTGCCAAACTGCTTATGGATGCATTGCTAATATCTACGTTGTCAGCCATAATGCTGCTTACTGTTAAGCAGGACAATTCCATCCATCCACCATAGGCAGTGCTAAAGTTTACATTAGAAATGTCTAGTGTATTTCCGCGTATACTTGAAACTGCCAAACTGCTTATGGATGCATTGCTAATATCAACGTTGTCAGCCATAATGCTGCTTACAGTTAGACAGGACAATTCTATCCAACCACCATAGGCAGTACTAAAGTTTACATTTGAAATGTCTAGCATATCTCCGCGTATACTACTGATTATAAGACTGCTAATTGAGGCTGTATCAATTGTAAATGTGCTAAATGATCCTGAATCGCCCTGAATACTACTTACAAATATACAAGATAAGTCAGCCCAGCCACCATAGAGTGTACTGATTGTTAACTCTGAAATAGTTCCAACCTCTCCTGAAATAGTACTAAAGACCAAACTAGACACTGCTAGGTTTTGGAAAGTGCCGTTATTAAAGTTTATGCCATCAATACTACTGACTGTGAGACTGCTAATAGAGGCTGTATCAATTGCAAATGTGCTAAACGATCCTGAATCGCCCTGAATACTGCTTACAGATATACAAGACAAGTCAGCCCAGCCACCATAGATTGTACTGATTGTTAACTCTGAAATAGTTCCAACCTCTCCTGAAATAGTACTAAAGACCAAACTAGACACTGCTAGGTTTTGGAAAGTGCCGTTATTAAAGTTAATACCATCAATGCTACTGACTGTGAGACTGCTAATAGAGGCTGTATCAAACACTCCAGAACCACCTTGAATACTGCTAGCAGTAATACAAGATAAGTCAGCCCAGCCACCATAGAGTGTGCTGATTGTTAACTCTGAAATAGTTCCAACCTCTCCTGAAATAGTACTAAAGACTAAACTAGACACTGCTAGATTTTGGAAAGTGCCGCTATTAAAGTTAATACCATCAATGCTACTGACTGTGAGACTGCTAATAGAGGCTGTATCAATTGCAAATGTGCTAAACGATCCTGAATCACCCTGAATACTACTTACAGATATACAAGACAAGTCAGCCCAGCCACCATAGAGTGTACTGATTGTTAACTCTGAAATAGTTCCAACCTCTCCTGAAATAGTGCTAAAAACCAAACTAGACACTGCTAGGTTTTGGAAAGTGCCGTTATTAAAGTTTATGCCGTCAATGCTACTGACTGTGAGACTGCTTATAGAGGCTGTATCAAATACTCCAGAACCACCTTGAATACTGCTAGCAGTAATACAAGATAAGTCTGCCCAGCCACCATAGAGTGTGCTGATTGTTAACTCTGAAATAGTTCCAACCTCTCCTGAAATAGTACTAAAGACTAAACTAGACACTGCTAGGTTTTGGAAAGTACCGTTATTAAAGTTTATGCCATCAATGCTACTGACTGTGAGACTGCTTATAGATGCTGTATCAATTGCAAATGTGCTAAACGATCCTGAATCACCCTGAATACTACTTACAGATATACAAGACAAGTCAGCCCAGCCA